TTACGCCGCGGCAGGCTGCGACCCCGGTTTTGAGATAACCCGGGCGACAGACTCGTGCGTGGCAAACGTGCAGCTGCACTCAATATTCTGACACTGATGATAGCGTTCTTTCGTTGATTCACTCAGATAACGGCTTGAACGTGTATGGGCGACCTTTCCACAAAGCGGGCAATGCATCATAAAAACCTCCGGCATGACAGGTAAGCGATGAGGTTATTATGAAACTCATAACTTGCAAAAGCAAGTTATGATTGTGATATTGAAGACAGGTAAGTGATATCTGCGATGTAGGGCTTCAGGTTCAATGTGGTAATAAAACCTTTCTGATTAATTTCATGCAGCAAAGAATCAATCACCCAGCGCTGACTGTCGATCACGTCTTTGAAGCCTTGCACATTCACCGGTGCCTGTGCGCTGAGATCTGCGCGCCCCAGTGCCAGGCGGATACTGAAAGAGGCAGCATCTTTCTGAATCTGAGTAAAAACGGAATCCGCCGCACGCCGTGCAGTCTCTTCATCAGGAAATATTTTGCTCAGCTCAAAGGGATTGGTCCCGGCTCCCGCTATATAGCTGGGAGGCTGAGCTTGTTTGCCTTCTGCGGGCGAGCGTTTAAGCGCAACATTGCTGGTGGTCGCGGTTTTAAGGTCATGCCATTGCGCTTTCACGCCGTCATAGGCCTTTTTGTCTATCATCTGATAGTTGTGATTATCGCCATCACTGCGCACGAGTGTTTTCCATGGGATAGCCTGCCCGGATGCGGTGCGGCCGGTGCCCGCTTTAAAAAACAAGATTGAACCGTTTTTGACAGTCACCTGGGCGCCATAGCTTTGCGCCAGTCGGGTGAGAAAGTAGCTGTCCGTTTCGCTGGTCTGGTCGATATGCGGGATAACAATACTATCCAGCTCCTGGGGGATAACCGGCAAATCTAATTTATTGCGGCTGGAAATGATTCTGACAATTGCACCAAGCGTGTAATCGTCATAAGACTGGCTGAGTTTCGTCGTAAACGAACTGCGAAAATCTGCGCTGCGAGCAGTGACCGCGATAGTGTCCGGCGAACCTGCATAAACCACCGTATCTACAGTGAAATAGCCGCAGTCATAAAGCGCCTGTTGCGACCATCCCAAATGCAGATGCAAAATGGCGCCGCGAACCGGCATTTGCAGTTGCCCGTCGCTGTCGTCGAAAGTTAAATTTAATGTGTCTGCGGTAAAACCGCTGTTATCCGTGACGGATAAACTGATGATCCGATCCGAGATGTTTTCTTCCAGCACCTTATTTTTTATCGCCAGGGTGAATACGGGCGCGATGCGAGCGCCACCGGGTAACTGAAGGTCAGTAAGCATGATCAGACTCCGCTCGCGAAATTGCTGATGGTTGAACTTGCTTTGTTATACAAACCTTCAGCTTGCGTCAGCAGGTCGCCGAACATGGCAGCCTGCGACTCATCGACGCGAGTAAGATTGAGCGTAAAATTGATACTTCGCGCCTGACCGCTGGAATTAAACTCAGCATTGTCATTGGCAATATTTTTGATGATAAACATGCCATAAATCGTGCCGCTGCCTTCAATCAGCGGCCATGCACGCCCGGAATCGGCCATGCTTTGCAGCGCCTGCAGATAGCGAATTCCACCGGTAACTTCAGGCAACAGTTGCCCTTTAAGGGTCATGGTCTCTTCACCCAACCCGAGAAATTGCGAAACCGGGCGCTGTCCAAACCGGGTATTAGTGCCCCAGCCATAATTCACCTGACGGGACGTGCTCTGATAGGGCAGCGTGCTCAATTTGAACACGAATAAACCCAGCGACATCATCATGAGTAAATCCCTCCGTTGTCGTACTGGCTGAGAAGATTGTTGGTATTGTTCCATTTCTGCTGGTTTAACGAATCTTCAATCCAGGTTCTGATCTGGTTATGATCCGTTTCCGGCGTTGCGGTAAAGCTTAAGTTCACGGACGTTGCGCGGTTATCCGTAAGGTTGTTCGCTACAGAGGTTTTCGCAGGCTGATACAGGCTCAGCGTGCCGCCTGTAGGAGAAATACTCTCAACCGGTGGAACAGGAATATCCTGGCGTTCAGCTGAATCGTCGCCGCCAAAAAGTGAATCCCATCCTTTCTTAGCCCAGCTGAAGACTTCACCGATTTGAGAAACCGCTCTGTTCAGGGAGGCAAGAATCTCGCCGATTACTTCGCCGACTTGTTTGCCGATATCGGTGAAACCGCTCAGGGTACTTTGTGTGAATTGAATAGGTTCAAATAAATCCGTTATCCAGCCCAGTGCGGTTCTGAAAGGCGCGAAGGCGTCACCTACCGGCCCGACGACTGAGGAAAATCCTTCAATGACACCGCCGACAAAAGCGCTGATCGGCTCCCAAAGTTGCACAACAGCAATACCGATCCCGGCTAACAGTGCGATGACGGGCAGTAACGGAAGTCCGATGGCGGCAAAAGCGGTGGCGATAACGCCGCCGGTGCCGGTAAAAATCGTTCCCAGCAGACCTGCTCCCGCCATCAGCATATTGATGCCGCCCAGAACCGGCGCAATGGTCATGCCGAGCATGCCGATCCCACCGATAATTCCCGTGATACCTAATGCCAGACCGAGCAGGGAATTTACCAGCACCGGATTATCAGTGATCCAGGTGTTGATGGTGCCCAGCCAGCTGGTGGCTGTTTGCGTGAGCTCTCGCAGGGCGGCGCTTTGTCCGTCGAAAAGATTGATACGGATAGTGTTCCAGGTGGCAAAAAGTTTCGTGATATCGCCGTCAAGGTTGTCGCCTTTAACAGTCACCGCCATTTGGGCTGTGGGCGTGGCGCCATTCAGTGCCGCCGGTGTCTGCGCCAGAACCTGCTCGGCATTCATTCCGGTTTTCGCGAGTGCCTGCTGTTTGGCGACAACGTCCGCAGGTGAATGGCCGGAAGCGGCCATCGATAGACTTTGCTTACGTAAAGCCGCAACGTGCGGATCGTCATTTTTCAGTCCGAGAACCGACTGCACATCTGCCAGTCCGGCTTCCAGTTCGGCACCCGGTTTAAGAAAGTTTTGCGCCAGCGCCAGTTTCGGTTGTGCAAAGGACAGGGCAGACGAGCTGATATTTTTTAACTGACCGATTTTCAGTTCGCGATTTTTAACCTGTTGTCCGATCTCAAGCCCTCTTTGTTCCATTTGTTGCGGGCGTTGCTGACCCAGCTTTTCTGCCGACTGGCTCGACACCGCTTTTTTCAGGCCGGAAAATGCCTGTGTTTCAGTCTCGCTATCGGGAGCGAAAAGCGACGTTTCAAACTGATGGGAAACGTCAGTGATGTCTTCTGAAACGACGCTGAAGAAAGTCTTACCGGGCAGCTCCAGCAGGTTTTTCCTGACCCTGTCTGTTTCGGCTCTGAAGGCGGCCAGATCCTGATTAATTTTTTCGAGAGTATCGGGTAATTGTTCGAGATTACTCATCTGTTTTTACTCCGCTGCGTTGCAGTGCCTTATGTCGCCAGTTCAGCAGATCGGTGAGTGACATGCCGTCCATCTCGGACGGCGGCCAGTGAAATATCACCGCGATATCTGCCATCAGGTCATCCACGGTGAGGCGGGGTGCAATCCTTACACCACCGGTTTCGGCGATAAAAAACCAATCACCTTGCCTGCGAGCGCAATCAGATCCGGCAGCTCCAGGCGTGAGCACTCTTCTTTAGTCAGGTTCGGATAGGTGATGCGCGGCAAAATGGTGATCAGCGCGTCCACATCTGCGTTCGCGAGTGCCGCAAGACCAATACCGCGCAGGCTACCGGCGGTCGGTTTTGTCACCTGAATTTCTGTTATTTCCGTATCGCCGCGTTTGAGCGGAACGTCGAGAGACACGGTGTTATCGTTGATGTCAGTCGTATTCATGTGCTTTCCTGTTTAAGTCGGGAGTGAAGCCGGCAAGGGCTGCCGGCTTTGGGGGGAATTACAGACCTAGCGCGGTACGATGCTCTGCCAGACGATCAACACCGTTGACGACCTCGACCATGTTGACGGTGTCGATCTCAATCAGTTCTTTGCCATCAATAGTCAGTTTGAAGTACGTGCACTGGGTGGTGACTTTGGTTTCAGTGTCTTCACCCTGTTTGTATTCGCCGAAATCAAACTCTTTGTGACGGCCGCGCATCATCACTTCGACGGCAGAGACATCGCCCGTATCATCACGTTGAAGCGAACCGGCAAAACGTAGCGGGATATCCGACGTGCTGCCCCATTGCTGCAGAACCAACTCATCCAGACCGCCGATGGACCATTCCAGCGTCAGTGCATCGTCATCCAGACCGAAGTCCACCGCCACCGAACCGCTCATGCCGCCGCCACGGTAGTTTTGCAGTTTGCGGGTGAGTTTCGGCAGAGTCAGCGAAGAGACCAGTCCGAGGTAGCTGTTCCCGTCATTAAACAGGTTCAGGTATTTCAATTTCTTAGGAAGTGCCATGAGTCATTGTCTCCTTAGCTGTTAATGGACGCGGCAAAGTTCACCAGATAAGAGTCGGTGATACGCTGGCGCAGGGTCAGATCTTCCAGTGGAGGAACTGGCGTGTAGTCGTAATCGATATACAGTTTGCCGGCTTTCAGGGTTTCCGCCGTATTCGCGGTTTCGTCGTACCAGCAGTCGCCATCAATGATGTAACCCGCTGATTTCATTTCTCGCATTTTGGCTTTGATGCCATCGATCATGTCGCGAACCAGCGTCGGGGTCATCGGCTTATCGACCGCCCACATATGCGCTTCGGCCATGGTGTCTGCCAGAACCTGCGCGGTACGGGTGTAGTTCTCAAACAGGAACAGCGTGTCATCGCTGCAGGTGCGGTTACCCCAGAAACGGAATCCGTCTTTACGTACCAGGGTGGTGACACAGGCTTCGTTCAGCAGATCGGCGTCAGTGCCGGTCGCCTGCAAATCCCAGAAGACGCTGGCAGAAAGACCTGTCACACCGTTAACGCCGACGTTTGACAGCGTTTTATGCCAGCCGGTGTCCTGGTCGATTTTGGCGCGTAAGCCCAGAGCGCGGGCTGTCGCGTAAGCGATATCAGACTGGCTGGTGGTGGTATTCCAGTTTACAAAGTCCGGCCAGATCAGCATCAGTTCGCGCTGGCTGAAGTTGTCGCGATATTTAATCGCATCGGAAATGGTTTTGGCGCCATATACGCTGACATAACCAAAGGCACGCAGTTGCTGGCAAACGCCTGCCAGCGCGGTTGCGACCGCCTGATTATCCAGGCCAGGAACACCGAGAATGCGGGGTTTTACACCAAGCTCAGCCTGCGCAGAAAGCAGCGCTTTCATGCCGGTGTAACGGCCATTAGCATCAGAGCCACCAATGATATTGCTGGTGGTTTCGGCCTCATCTTCGCCGGTGGCAACGCGTACCACGACCGTGACCGGTTTACACTGGTCAGCAATCGCCAGGAGCGCAGCGCGCAACGTGCCGCTGGTGCCGGCTTTACCGCTGGCGGCCAGAACGTCGGTGACCAGAACCGGAGTATTCAAAGGGAAAACGGTCGCATCCGCATTTTCTGCGGTACAAACCATGCCGATAATTGCTGTGGAAACGGTAGAAATAACGCGGGTGCCGTCGTTGATTTCGACAACACGTACGCCGTGATGATAATCAGCCATCAGGTTGACTCTCTCTGTTGTGGGTGGTGAAGCAAGGATGCCGGTTCGCAACAGAAAGCGCATTTCATCAGGGGCGTGGGGGCGGTGGCACAACAGCGGGGGAAATCAGATAATAAAAAAGCCCCCGAAGGGGCTGAAATCAGGCCGGAATTTCGGGCCAGGGGATGTCTGGGGCTGTTGAAATATCCAACCGGTTCAGAGCGACACGGTAGGTTTTCCAGGCTTTGAGAAGCAGCCGCTCCGATTCTGATGCAATATTAAGATCGACGGAGTCTTGCATCGGAAAAATTGCATTTGCAGCAAATGCTAATTTAGTAGCAAGTATATCCTGCGCTATAAGAATAAATTGTTCCCGGGTTAAAGCTTGAGGTGCGGATAGCGACGGACGTCCTTCACTGTCCTTTGTTATTATTTGCCCTTTTTTTTGTCCGGCAAAAAGAGCGTAATAATCGTCATCACTTACAGGAATACCATCATCTGGCCAGCCTTCAGGGGATGCTTCATAGGCTGACTTTAAAGATGAGGGATAAAATCCGCAATTTTTAGAACTGAAATAATAATTGCTAATCATTAATACCCCGCCACTATGAATGCCCAAGTTCCACTGCAATTGGTTGTATGAAGCTTGATTTGATTATTCCCCACAGGTGTAGCTGTCCACCAACTGCTAGAGTCCTTGCCACCGGTACCAGTATAGGATCCACTGATTGCAATTATTCCCGTTGGGAAAGTCGCAGGCAGAGTAATAGTCACATCTGGATTAGTACTAGAATTAGAGTTAATGCCACCTATAGACTGCAAGAACACCTGACCGTTTGAATGCGAGTAATAAGCGGAATAATTTCCGGTTCGAGTAACACCTGATGGTGGTGGGTTGTTAGGGCTATAAACCCGTTGCCCTGCCTCACTCAGTGTTCCTGATGTGTTAAGATTACCGTTACCAGAGATGACAACTTGACCTGTTTGTACCGAGTTATTTGTATTTACTATGCGAAAGTTAAAACCTCCATAACCATCGCCCTTATTATTTACAAAATTTGATTCTCCCTGCCCGTTACTTTCATTCCAGCCAATATATGTGCCTTGCCTTAAACCTGGATTCGGTGCTCCATTTACACCTAAGAATTGTGCACTTACATAACCGGATACATTTCCTCCAGTAGACGGATAGGCACCAACTTCCTCTGAGGTCGGAGGGTTGCTCCCCGTATAAATAACACCTTGATTGACATTGTCCACGGTCGCATAAAGTTTATCGCCTTTACCCCAGTCAATATAAATCTTGTGGTTATTTATGTAATTTAATCCACCGCCAGCCTGGACTGACTGATAATTGCCTACATTTCCGAGTCCAATGTTAGATGCATTCAGCGAGATATCCGCCGTCCCATCAAACGCTACTCCCGCAATTTTCCTTGCTGTCGCCAGCTTAGTTGCTGCAACAGCAGTTCCGCCTGAGGCTAAGCGCCCGTTAGCATTATCATTCGCAGATTTTGCCAGGTCGTAAGACGTTTTTAGCGCTTTCGGAGTTGCCGCCAAAATTTCACTGTTGCTGTCCACCGCGCTGCTCAGCTGAACGAAACCTTTCGCGGTCAGCGTACCGTCGGGGTGACGTCGTGAGGCTTCGTGTTCTGCCAGCAGATTGTTAACGTATTCTTCGGTCGCAATAATCAGGGTGTCATCAATGGTCAGGCTGACCGCATCTGTATCTGTGACGGTTAATACCATGCGCAGTGTTTGTGTCCTGCCGGAACCTTCCTCAAGCGTGGGTTTGTAGCTGTCGGCCATGTTACTGACGGCAATCAGTTCGCCTTCTGCGGAAAATAGCCCCATTTCACGCATCCAGAAACCGCCGACTTCTGCCGGGATAATGGCTTCGGCAATGATCCAGTTGGCATTTTTGTTGTCGATTTTGAGAGAGTTTAGCTTCAGACGGTAGGTTTCATTGACCAGTGTCGTCTGACCCACAGCAGGTTCAGTTGCGCTGCCATTACCGTCTCCGACGGCAAGTTGGGTGATATTGACGTCTTTTCCGCTTTCGATGGCTGACGCAATACGCGCCTGCCCGAGAGTGGTGACGACGGATTTAAATTTGCTCATAAGATCCCTTATCAGTCCGGATAAACAGTGAGTATTTCTGCGTCATACATTGCCGCCGCCAGATAGACGGTGCCGGGAATATCCTGAGTAATCGTTAGTCCGATCAGATGACGGCTGGCGGGTTTCGCATCATCAATCAGGCGCTCCATTTCTTCGTACATGGCTTCATCAATTCCGGAATCGAGAACGCCGATATCGAGTTTGAATGTGCCTGGCGGGTCATTAGTTTCCCACCATTCGGTGACGTTAATGACATACCCGAGAGGCTCGACCACGCGTTTGATGGCGCTGATGGTTCCTTTATGCTGATGGATGAACCAGGCAGACTGAATCACGCTGCGTTTTGTTGCCGTTGGCCATTCGCTGTCCCAGCGATCAACAGAAAGTGCCCATGCCAGATAAGGCAAAAATTTGGCCGGGCAGGTTTGCGGATTCCATAACGTTTTCAGCGGAACATCCACACGCGCCAGTTCAGCGCAGGCTTCTGCGGCTGCCAGTTCCAGTGAGGATGAACCGCTGGGCAGCAACCTGTTACTCATCGGAGCCTCCGACGGTAATTACGTAATTAGTGCAGTAAGAGGCTTGCGTGCTGTCGAGCACAATATCGGCGGCCGGTTTAGCAAGTTCCACTCGCTGGACACCTTCAACGTGCAATGCGGCATAGATTGCGGAAAGCCGGATATCACGCCCGAGGCGGTGCTGATCGCTGATGTAAGATTTCAGCTTTTCTTCAGCAGCCAGGGTGATGGGTTCAGACTCTGGCCCCGGATACAGATATAGCGTGGCATCAATTTCATACGGCACCACACTGGCCGACTGAATCAGAACCCGGTCGGCAACGGGCCGGACATTTTCGTCGTTCAGCGCGATACGGACTTTGGTTAATAAATCTTCAGGAGCGATGCCATTAGCCTCACGTGACAGCACAGAAATGGTGACATTCGCGGGAGACGGGCTGATAACCGAAATATCTGCTACCCGTCCATCGGCGGAAAGGCCGTGGAATTCGTACGAACCGGAAGGGCCAGCGACGCTCATTCCTTCAAAGGCCTGCGGAATACGCGTGCGAAAGTCAGCGTCGCTTTCCATGACTGCTGGGACTGGCGGTACTTTGGTGTTATCCGCTGGCGTCAGCACCAGACGTTGTACGCCATTGTTCGCCGCCAGCTGATCCAAATCACTGCCCGTCGCATAGGCCACCATCACAGCGCGGGCAGATTCGTTAACGCGCTGGCGCAGGATCAGTTCGCGGTAAGCGTTCTCCTGCAACAGTTTGACCAGCGGTTCGGATTCCAGCGTCAGAGTCCTGCTGACCGCCTCTTGCTGGTCGGCAGGATAGAGCGAAATCAGCGTCGTTTTACGTTCTTGAAGCAGGGTTTCATAATCCAGTTGTTCGACCACATCGGGGGCCGGTAACTGGCTCAAGTCGATTGTTGCCATAAGTGTCAGCTCACAGGAATATTCAGGGAAAAATCCGTCGCCGTATCGTTACGGCTTCCGGTCAGTTCAATCACCATCTTGCCGTCATAACCGGTGTCGAAAGTGATAGCTGTCAGTGAAACGCGGGGTTCCCACTGCAACAGGGCGGTGTAGCACACGGCCATCATCTGTAGCTGCAGCGCGCCGTTTTGCGGCTGGTCAATCAGCTCAGAAAGCAAAGAGCCGTAATTGCGGCGCATTACTCTGGAACCCACCGGCGTATTTAAAATGTCGCTGACGGACTGGCGGATGTGGTCGAGATCTTCGATGGCCAAACCGCTGTTTCTGTCCATCCCCAGGTATTTCGGGTTACTCATTGCGGGCCTCCTGTCTGACCACCGCCGGTCTGAACACCGCTGTGTCGGTGAGTGTGCACAACGATGCCGTTGGATGTCAGGCTGCCGCCGCTGTGGGTTAAGTTGCCGGTCAGTGTGCCGCCTTGTTTAACTTCAAGGGAGCCGGTGATCAGTTTGCTGGTGCAAACCACTTCCGGCGTATCGAGCGTAATGCGCGTGCTGGCGGTACAGCGGATTTCGGGTGCCGTGACCTCAACCTTCTGGGAGGCGTTAATCACGGCGGTTTTTATGCCTGTCACTTTCAGGGCGCTTTGTGCCGGTTCGTATTCAAAAACGGCGCCGTCCGGGAAGGCCAGATGAAGGGCGTCTGGCGAAGCTGATGGCGCGGGTGAGGCATCGGAGAATACCGCCGGTAAAACGAATGCAGTGTTCAGTTCTCCGCCCATCGAGAGCAGCAAAACCTGCTCACCGACGGAAGGCGCCCACCAGCTGCGCGTACGGCCAGCGCGGTGCGTCATCCACGGCAGCCAGGCCGTCACGTTGCTGCCCGTCAAGACGCGGCAACGGGCGTTGGTCAGATCCAGTTCTGAGACCTTACCGATGCGCACCAGATTGCCAATCAGCCGCATTATGTCGTTGAGTTGAAGAGTCGTATTCATGGGATAAAGGATGCCGTTTCAGAGGGTTGAGCGACAACCGGTGACCGTTCGGCCGCGGCTGACACAACAAGGTTTACCGGGTCATACCGTCCAGCTGCTGATCAGTTCTCCGTTGAGATAAACCTGACGTGGCAACGACACGTTCTCCGGCAGTGGCGGTTCAGGCAGATGAATGATGGTGCGCACATCTTCTTCCCCGGAAACCTGGACGCGCTCAGTCAGTTGCAGCGTCAGTACCAGGGTTTTCTCCTGCTGAGTAAAGGTGAAATCACTGGGCCGGTTTACCGCGTTCCCGAGAATTTCGGGCTGATTAACCTGCATCCAGTCGAGAATAACCACTACCATTTGGTCGACAAGTGCTTCGCTGAGAACTGCGTCATCCCTGACGGTCAGCGTCAGCGGATAACGATATTCAAATGAAAGTGAAGCGGCAGACGTCGCGACTATCTGGCCTGCGCCGGTGGCAATCACCAGTTTGTCCGGCGAGGCTGCGAGCAGCGGCACCTGTTCAATGAGCCGTTGCTGCAGCTGGATTGGTTTTTGCATGTTGTGCCTCCTGACACTTTTTAATGGCTTCAATTTGTAAGCCGCAGTCCGTCAGCGCTGATTCCAGCTGGAGAATGTCGGCACTCAGATCTTCATTTGTTACGGGTTTGCTGGTCGGTATCGGGCATGAGCTGACCGGTGGACAGCCAACGTAAATAATCGCTGGCGGAGCTGAAGGCGGGGCGCTGGTGCAGCCGGCTAATATCATCAGGCAGCCCGGTACCAGCCCACTGACGGGTTTGCAGATTTTCATGGAGGCTCCTCTGCCTTTGCTTTTCACGGTTTTGCATCACCTGGTTGGCGGTACTCAGGTCTTCGCGTAACGCCAGTTCAGCCTGCTCGCGCTGGCGCATTTGCTGATTCAGGGCAGTAATCAGCTGTTCCCGCTGTTGCAGCTGAACCGTCAGGGTGTCGCGTTGCAGCCCGACAATGTTGAGGTCGTGCTGTAATGAGCGATTGGAAAGCAACAGAATGGCGACCAGTAAAACCATCCCAGCCAGAAGTGTCGGTAACAGGCGCATTCAGACTCCTTTCAGGCAGACGGTTCGTTCATCATTTCGCCTGCGTTCCAGTCCGCGGTTACGTTCACCATTAACGAAAACCCAGCGCGGCAACTGGTCGCAGGCTTGTTGCCATTTTTGATGATTGATGAAAAACGCCAGCGTGGATTTACAGGCAGCACCGGTACCGACGTTAAAACTGAATGACACGACGGCATCAAAAACCGGCTGCGGCATCGTCACCGGCATACACTTTTTTACGGTGCGTTCTGTCTGCTGAATATCTGCCAGCAGGTTTTCCGCTGCCTGATGTTCGGTAATGGGCTGTGCCGGTTTAACGCCTGCCGTGTGGCCGATACCGCTGGTCCATACGCCGGCGCTGCACTGGTAGGGTTGCAACTGACAGCCTTCAAAATCAGTGATCAGCCGCAATCCGTCTTCCGACACCTGCAACGACAGGTAACCCGGCAATGCCGCCATCAGCCCCAAAACGACGGCGGCGCTACAGCGTTTAAGAGTTGAGATTTTCATAGGTGTCTTTGCTCAGACCACTGCGTACCAGCAACTGATAGCTTTTGCGCCGGTAATACCAGTTGATCAGAAACGTACCGACACCGACGGCTGAGCCGACCATAAAGGCGACATCCTGCGAGGTCATGCTGGCGAGCCAGGTCAGCGAGGTGGCAATAAAATAGGCGCAGCCGGAACTGATCCGTTCAGTATTCAGTCCCATAATTTGATCGCTTCCTGAACCGGTTGTTCTGCGATGTCAGGCAATTCGATGGCTGTGCCATGTGGTAATAACGGGCCTAAATCGGCGATGCCTTTATTGGCGGCGTAGACTTTTTCGACCACTGCGGCGGTGCGGTGGTAATAGCGCCAGCATAGGGAATCGAGGGTATCGCCCTGTTGTGCATAGACTTTCATGGGTTTTCTCCGCGAGTGAGTGAGGAAGTCAGTCGATGAGTTAAGTCTGCGCAATAGGGAACGGAGCGGCAATCTGGAAGGGATGTGAAACGACTGGCACAACAGAGAATCATACAAATCAGACAGGGAGATGGCGGGGCGCTTTGTCCGGATAAAAACCGGTCGGGCAAGCGCCAACAGTGTTGATTACTACCGCCGCAGGATCTGGCAATCAGTGAGCGTCGTCAGTACTCCCGTTGTAGCAGACCGCGGCCTGATTTTCGTCAGTCAGCGCCTGGCTGGCCAGCTCTGAGATAAGCGACATTACGACCAGAAATTCTTTTGGATTGCATTGTGCCGTCTGCGATATGTCTGCGATCAATTGTATCCTGGACAACGTTAGCTGTTGTTTAGTCAGGTTTTCCATTTTCTCCCCTCGCCAGATACTGTGTTTATATACAGTATTCTTTAATTGATCTAATACGTCAACACTCAGGCCATTTTAAAAAATATAATTGCTTGAATTTATGTATGAATTTTTATTGGCACGGTTTTTGTGGTGACTACGGATTATCTCCGTCGGAAGGCGATCCACAGTTATTGACAGAACTCCAAGGCAGGCGAGTCGCCTGCCTTTCTGCTGAAGAAGGCCGGTGACGGACTATTCGCCACTGTTCGGTATGTGTCAGGAAAATAAGCGAGGCGCCAAGGTGCGGGGCGTAAATGCCGACCACTTTGTTACGGGGCTCACCGTAGGCATTCGTTTCCCCACTGATCTGGCGTGCAACGCGAACCGTTTGCTCTTTTCGCGGAATATGTATGCCGCCCTGCGCCTGAATATAACCGGCAAAATCCCCCTGGTCGGCGGCGCTGCGAACTTGCTCAACCTGTATATCAAAACGGTGGCTCAGGCTCTGCTCCCTGATCCGTCTGCATTCCCGCCAGGCCCCTACCGACGGGATGCCAATCGCGTGAAACTGCGGGATCCGCCATGTCGATGCCCAGGAAGTCACCGCCGTGGCGACATCTGTCAGTAAGCGGCCGGAGTCAAAATCCGTTTCGCCATCCAGAGCGTAACCATCAATGTTCTTGGCGACATATTTCGCGATATATCCGGCCGCACCGCCACGGTTGAGCGGTTTGCAATTGAAGCGTGAATCCGCAGCTCCCGGTTCGTCGGGGTCTTCTTCCAGAGCATAACGGCGCATAACCTCGGTCACTTTCTGCTGCTGTTCCGGTGGCGTGAATAACATCATGTGCCAGTGCGGCGTACCGTCGTGATGCGGTTCGACGACGCGCACACCGTACACTTTGAGGTTCCGGTCTTTAAAGGTGGTGCGGATTTTTGCCCAGACGGCGACCAGATAGCGCTGCGCATCTTTAGGATTAAAAGCGTGCTGATCCCATTTCTTATTAAAAAGAGGAGAGGATCCGGCACCGGTGGTTTTCAGCGGATGATATTTTGAAGGCGTGGTCAGGGTGATAAACAGGCCGCAATCGCGCTGCTGGTCAGCGACATCTTCGACACCCGCGATCAGCGTCATCAGCTCCATACGGCGAAGTTTGGGGTTAGAAATGCTGGCTAATACGGTCTCCAGCAGGCTCAGAGTCTCGCCGGATTCGACATTTTCGAGCTGGCATTGCTTCAGGTAATTAATGGCGGATAAGCGGCGTGATACCACATCACGGATGGCATTTTTGCTGGCGTAAGGCGATGTTGCGCGGCTGACATAACCACAGGCAATCATCAGGGCCTCGCGCCACAAACGCTGCTTTGAACGTAACTGTTTTTCCCACCAGTCGCCGCTGACCAGCCGTGAAATGCTGGCGACGGCAGAATGCGCGGTCATGCGGTCTTTTTTCCACGCCTGCCAGTAAAGGGGCTGCACGCGGCACGACAGCGCCATCGCCGCGATATGCCCGTAAATCTCGCGCTGCGTGCTGTCCTGCAATAATACGTCGGGATCTTCAGGCCGGCTTTGCAGCCAGCGTTCGCAGTGATATTCAAAGGCATCTTGCATATGCACAGCCAGCTTGCTGGCCAGTCTTTTCAGACTGTCATCATTAAGGTCAGGCAGACGGTTAAAGATTTCTTCTTCCGGGAGTAGTTTTTGCGAGATCTGACGATTCAGTCTATTCCGTGCATTCACTTGCTGAATACGCGGCCACAAACGTTGTGTAAAAAACGTCATCAGAAAATTAACTGCCGCTCGAACTCCTTTGGTTTCGAGCAAAAAAGTATACCGCTGGTGTAACGGCGCACGCAGACAACGGGGCAGCGTCGTCAGACGGGAAAGGGCGGTTTGCTGGCGCAGACAGAAATCATGGGTAAGAGGCTTCTCCAGCGGACTGTTTAGCGCAGGGCGCGCGGCATTCCACCACCATTTGCCTGTGAAAGATTGCCCGGAAGTCCTGTCAAAAACCGGTAAGGGCGGTGGAGAACTTTGGGTGAATATATTCTCTGACATAAACGTTTTCCGAAAATAAGAATATAGAATTCCTTCCGGAAATAATGTTATTTCCAGCGTGGAGGTGAGTTTGAACGATGCTAATTCGAGGGTTTATACGGGGCGATAATTCTTTCTTTTAATTTCCACTATTTCCTGGCATTCAATGCATCGCTGTACACCGGGAATGATTTTTCTGCGTAGCTGTGCAATGGGAGTATCACAATCCACACAGACGAAGGCTGACGGCGCAGGCTGCGTGCGGATTGCCTGCGAGATCTGCGCTTCGAGAATTTTTAACTGATATTCCTGTGATTCATCTATCCAGTCTGCCATCAGTAAAGTTCTCCTTTAAATATTGCCGTGAAATGGCGAAGTGATAATAATGCCTGCGTTATTTTCATTTTTTCCTCATCATTTAATTGTGAATAGGTCATTAAGCTATGATGGCGTTTAAGACCGGCATGAAAACATAATGTGAGTTTCCATTTATCACCGGCCTGATCAAAAATAACCTCAGCCGGATTGTTAGTCTGAGCGAAATAGATTTTCTTCAGATGAGCAATATGGCGCAGTCCGGTCTGGCGCTGCTGCTCTGTTCCTAAAAACATCGCGTCTCCTTATTTCTCCACGGCGCCGTAAATTTGGTATCATGGTCGCCTGTCGGTACATTACATAATCAATCTAAACTTGCATTTGCGAGTTGTCAAGATGACATTTACAGATTCAGGGGTTTTCGCCAGATGCAATTAGATGAACTTGAAGGTGGAAAAGCTGTTCTGACGCGGATGCTTCAGGCTTACGGCTTTAGCATGCAGAAGGAACTGGGGGATCTGTACGGTTTGTCATCTGGAACGATAAGTACCTGGGTACGAAGAGATTACTTCCCCGGCGATGTGGTCGTGGCGTGTGCGCTGGACACCGGTGTCTCATTACGCTGGCTGGCGACAGGGAAAGGTAACATGCAGGATTCGGCTCTTTCAGGTGCGGCAGCGTCCGGTGATATCCGCCAGCTTAAAAAGTTGAGATTACGCGGCGGTGCGCTGGAAGAAGAAGGTGTCTGGTCTGTTGATCCTTCGCTGCTTGATGGCTCGCTGACTCAGCCGGCTTATGTCGTTAAAGGTCATCATTCCTGGATTATCGATCTGGGCAGCACGCATCCGGGCAATGGACGCTGGTTGCTGGATATCGATGGTGATCTGGATATTTATGATGTGGCCCGTATTCCCGGTAACCGCCTGAGCGTCACGCGTCAGGAAAGTCATTTCGAATGCGGCGTGGATGAAGTGGCTGCTTTAGGGCAGGTATTTATTACTCTGGATCGTAACCTGTAA